CTCACGATGCGCAGCGGTGCGTTGTGCAGTACGTTGATGCTCCTGTTCTGCCGCCGCCTTGAGTCGTGCTGCCTCGTCACGCTTCTTGATACCTTCATCTACCGCCATTTGAGCCTGACGAGCAGCCTCTCGCGCTTCCTCTTGCTCACGATACGCCTGATCTTCTGCTGCTTGTGCCTGACGCACATGTTCCTCAGCGATTTTTGCCTGTTCCTCGGCTTCGAGTCGTGCCTGTTCTGCGGCTAACCGGCGTTGTTCGGCTGCTTTCTTACGACGGTCGGCATAGTAGGAGTCAATCACAGTCTGTAATGTCTCATCGCGTGGCGGCGATGGCATGAAGTGCTTAATGAAACCGATCCCTAGACCGTCACCGGTTTCAGCAATGGAGGATTTGGCTTGGTTGTATTTCTCAATACTCCAAAAAAAGGATGTATTCCGCGTGGAATACTTGCCTGATTTTAGCAACTCGTTGAATTGCTCAACATTTTCAGTTGAACTCAGCAGGCGTTCCGCCAAGGCCAGCGCAGCCGTGACGTTTTCAAAGATGATTTTCGGAGTGATAGATTGCTGCGTGTTGTTCTCATCAACCATGCAGCAGTACATGTCGTACTCAGTCAGGTCACGAACTGGCAGATCAACCTCGTTAATCCCGATTTGCTGGCAGGCCGCTAACCGGTTATGCCCATAGGCCAACTGATATCGGTCTTGTGTGTCTGGATGCTGCCGAACCACCAGGTTGTCCCAAAATCCCGTGCGGGAGATTGACTCAACCAATTTTGAAATCTGTTCTTCGCTTAATGGGTTACGCTTCAAATCACGATGCGGATTGGCATCAATACAGGAAACCTTGATTTTCATAATTGCTCTCAGTTTGGGGTTGTGGCTTCTCGAAAAGCAGCGCCATACTACCATCCGAAATAGTAAAATGCAACGATTCTCTGGAAATTACTATTTTTTATGGTAGGATGATGCAGCGGAAACCCATTTACCGGAGTAACTATGTCTTTTGAGTCCGTTCGCCAATTCAAACCCGTCCGCGTCACTCAGAAACCGGATGCCCTGTTGTCCGCCACCATCGCCAATTGCCGTCCGATCACTCAAGAAGCCTCGGAGGATACGCCGATCAAAGAGGTACGCTTTAGCATCGGCAAGTCGCTCATGGAGCGTCTGGATTTGCATAACCGGGATCGAGTCGATTTCCTGATTGATAGCGACTCGAACCAGGGGATGCTGCGGATCGCTACCGATGGGTTAAAGGTCAGCGTTCCACAGAAGAAGGACGGTTCCATCGGCGATCGCGGCTACGTCTGCTTTCGCCTTCCCAAGCGGTTTAATGATGCTCTGAACATTCAGGGCTGGACGTTGCACGTTTTGGATGTGTTTAGTGAAGGCGTCGTGTTTGGGTTGCCCGAACCCTTATTTGACTACCAGAGAGATCGTCCGACCCCGCATCCCCTGAGTGAAATGATGAACCGTTATCAGGACTTGTTCTAATGTCCTACGACGCTTCCTCTATCCAAATCCTCGAACACGAGGCTGTTTTAGAGCGGTTCTTTTGGGCCAAGGCCGGGGAGTTGGCTTATACCTACAAGCGCCCTCTGGCGTGGATTGAGCGTGGGTTGCAAGCCTGTGAGCGCGTCAATGTCCCGCATGATTATTTCATTGATCGCTACCTAAAAAAACTCCCGACTCCGAAACGTGAGGATGTGGATGCGGCGATGCGTGACCTGAATATCGAGGCGCGACCAGCCTATTCCGACCTCAAGAAAAAGGATCGGCCTGTATGATGAAGTTGCGCTTTGCCTGGAATCACGCACCGGAAGAGGATCGACTGGAGTTGCTGCGTGACCTGGCGATTCCATTCCCGGCACACGACCCGATTGAGGTAGCAAAGAATGTCCTGCTGAATCTCACGCAAGAGGAATGGCAGGAAGTATTAGATTGGTTGAGCGAAAACCATTGGCTCCCACCCGGTAGTTAAACACCTCTATTCACCATTCAGGATAGTAAAATCCTCGGTTTTTTGGTAAAATGGTTCCTCATCTCACCGAGGAACCGCCATGCCCCGCATAGCCGCTCTTAGAAAACCACTCCCGCAGCAGGAACTTCATCTGACTCCCTCGCCTTTGCCGACACCCGTTGCCCCACCCTTTGCGCCCACGGACGAACAAATCGAGATTGGCCGACGGTGGGTTGCCGGGGAAAACCTGGTGGTCAATGCCTTCGCCGGGTCGGGCAAGACCTCGCTGTTGAAGTATCTGACCTTCCTGAAACCGCAGGTCGGAAAGCTCTGGTGTTTCAACAAGCACAACGCCGATGAAGCCCGCGAGAAGTTTATCCCGACGACGCAGTGTGAAACCACCCATTCCTGCGCCCTCCGAGCGGTGCGCGAGGCCGGGGTGTTGCGCCCGCAGCAAATGAGTGGATTGAACACGCGCTGGCCGACCTTTCAGGTTATCAAGGAATTTGGAGTGACGGCCACCTGTGGGGTCACGAATCAGCATGTGGCGTTTGCGGCGATCCAGTCCTTAAATCGCTTCATGCACAGCGCTGATGAGGCCCTTACGATCCAGCATTGCTATGACAGTTTGCGCCCGCAGAACTGGTTTAAGAGTCGCCTGATTGAAGATCATTGCGCCCGTTATCCGAATGAATCCCTCGAAGACCTGGAGGCGTGGCAGGATCGGGAACTGCCGAAGCTGACCCAAGCGATTTGGATGGGGTATCGCCAGCGGTTGCTGAGTCTGGCGACTGACCTGTGGGCGGCGATTTGGGATGAACAGCATCCGTACCCGATGCAGCACGATGCGTACCTCAAGGCGTGGCAGTTGATGAAGCCGGTGATTCCGGGGATTCGCTTCCTGATGGTGGATGAGTACCAGGACACCAATCCCTGTGTCGAGGATATTGTGCTTCAACAGACCTGCCAGGTCGTCGTTGTCGGCGATCACTGCCAGGGTCTTTATGACTGGCGGGGTGCGGCGAATGCGATGAAGCGGGCGAAGGGCGGTTTGTGCTACATGACAAAATCCCATCGCTTCGGGGATGTGGTTGCCCGGATCGCCACTCAAATCCTGCACAGTCATTACCTGGATATTCCTGCCGTCCGAGGCACCGAGCGAGTGCGTTCCGAGGTTGGGTTGATTGATGCCCGTCAACCCTACGCACACATCAGTCGCACCAATGCGGGCGTGTTCGAGAATTCGGTCGAGGCGGTTTCACGAGGCCGGAGCATTCATGTCGTCGGTTCGATCCGCGATGCGATTGAGCGCGCCAAGAGTGTGTGGGGACTGTATGACGAGGACTATCCCCTGGTGAAACACCCCGAGATTAAGCCCTACGAGGACTGGGAGACCTTAACCCAGGAAGCAGAAACCGATGCCGAGTTGAACCGTTACGTGAAGCTGGTGAAGAACTACGATCGGGAGTTGCCGAGGATTTGTCGCACTCTAGAACAGGCCGGGGAAACCAAGACGATGGAGGATGCAGATGTTGTGCTGAGTACCGTCCACAAAAGCAAGGGGTTTGAGTTCGAGCAGGTGTTGATGGGCGATGACTTCTTTCGGGTTAAGGTAGAGGAGGATGAAAACGGGATTCGTTGTGTGACCGGCCCAGAACAGGAGTTTAACGCGCTGTATGTGGCGGCGACTCGGGCGATTCATCGCTTGCAGTTGAATAAGATCACGACCTTGATTTGCGAGGACAACGGATGATTCTGGAAGACGCCTGGTGGGCCAGAGAGCCGCGCTGTGAGAGTTGCCGGTTTTGGGGACATCAACACGACCTGCGCCCCTCGGGATTGTGGGGACACTGCCGGATGCATTCGGCGTTCTTGAAAGGTCGCTTGCATTATCGCGCTACCCAGGCGTCGGCCAGTTGTGAGTACTGGGAGAAGCGCGGCGATTGGGCATACCCGGTAACTGAATTGAAGGAGATAGCGTGAAAACGATGACACTGAATGGGAGTCGGGGCAGTTATGACGTACACACCCCAAAAGGTGCGCGCAAGTACCTGTTTCCCTCCATCGAAGAAAAACGGCTGGCGCTGCGAGCGGAGAAGGTGGAACTGGAGGAGGAGCGGGAAGAACTGTACAACCGTTTGGGTCGCCCCAACAAGAACAATATCCGCAAGCATCGCGGCGCGGAGCATGAGCAGGGCCGCTTTCCTGTACAAACCCTCAAGCGATTTTTTGAGTGCGGACAGCGGATCGCAGAGATTGGTGAGGCGTTTTCTGATCTGGAAAAGGAATTCCAGCAAGTCACTAGTGAGAATTATGAGACAACTTTTGTCCGTGCGGCAAAGAATTTACTCCCTCCCGACACCTTTGAACGTGTCGATAAATACACACACCTGTTATTAAGAGAGTTACGAAACCAGGTTTTTCAGGAGTAAAAGTGTTAAGTCGCTTTGTATTTTTTTGAGAAAAGGCATTGCGCCGTTTCAGGGGTCAAGACAGCCGTTGAAACTTTTGTTAAAATACTGAACAACCCGCAATGATTGAGCGCGTTTACGAATTCAGGAAGGGTTCGGTTTTGGGCGTTATTGCGGCTATAAAACAACAGCCGGGGGGGGGTAAGCCTTTCCCACAAGGAGTCACCGATGGATTTTGGAGTGCGTAAAGTTAAGATGCTGGATACATTAGAGCATACTGAAAGCCTTGTTGAGTTGTTACGGTTTGTCAGGCTTGAGGATTTAAACCAGCAGGGCATCCAGGGCGTATTTTCAACACTGGATGCTGTTTACGACGCACTACAGAAGTTAAAGGGAATGGTTACAGAAGAACCTGATAAATAAAGGAAAAGACCTAAACCCCTTCACCGGGGTTTTTTTATGCCTGGACTTGACATTGCATGAATCTTCATGCAAAATAGGGTCATCATTAAGGAGGGCTTAAAGTGATCCACAACAATGCCGGTATGAAGATTTCGTTCTTCGATGAACAGTCAAATCCGTTTTATCTGTTCCTCACGAATGACGAGTTCACTCGACTCCCATTGCCGAGAGCCGTGAAGATGGGTGTGGCCGAGGCGCTGGAGTTTCGTAATCAGTGGGAAATAAGTTCAAGTGATGAGGTGAAAGCCTACTGTCTCTACCATCCCCGACTGCGGAATTGGGTCGGCGGGGCCGAGAACTCGTTATCCGAAGTGAACGAGTGCCATCAACACTATGGGATGCCACTACTCAACAATCCTGGGTATCGTCCTTTTCCTCACCAAACGGGGCTTTAACATGAATTTCAGTATCGTCATTGCAGACCTTGAAGCACTCTTTGGCCCTAAAAAGGGCTGGAACATGGGCGAGATGACTCATATTGGGGTCTGTCTGGCCTGCGGCTATCTGGATCATCGGGATCAGCAGGAGGATAAACGCCAATGCACGAGATGTTGGCGATTTAAGGTGTACAACGTGGAGGAGGTGTTCATTTGAACGTGAAAGAACTGATGGAAAAGGCAGGTCTGGGGAACGAGCAGGCGGCGCGGCTGTGTGGAGTGACGGTGAGAACGATTAGTTACTGGCGATCGGGCCGGACAGCGCCTAGCAAGAAGGCGCTGGCGATCCTGGAGTGTGCGGCGGATCGTCGGTTGTTTGAGAAGCGCCCGATGAACCTGGACGATCAGATCAGCGTGTTGCGCCATATCCAGCAGCAGCAGACGGAGCGGTGCCGTCGCCTGGAGGATGAACTGGCTGAGGAACGCTTGGCGCTGAATGAGACCGTCTCAAAACTCAATGCGCTCTATGCGGCGCGAGGGAAGCAGGAAAATGCAGAATGATCTCCCTTTTCATCTTGGTGGAGAACCAGATGGTTCTGAACCGCTCTATCGTTGCCGGTTCGATCTTGAGGCGAACCAATATGTTCTGGATGATCACGGCATGATTTTATGCCGTTGGAATTCAATTGGTGGCTTCATTTCGATTCCACCGTGGCATCCAGAGCAGGTTCGCCTTAATCCCTACACCTCCTATCCACGCTGGAGGTCTAAGTTCCAGGAGGTGATTGGATGAATAACCTGTTCCGAGGCAAGCGCAAGGTCGCGCCAGGACAGAGCAGGTTGTGTCAGAAATGCGCGAATTTCGTAGATCAGTCCTGCACAAAACCCGATGCGGACGTGTATGAGACCGGCATACAGGAAGCCGGAACAGCAATGTGCAGTCGGCTGATTTGGAACGAGTACTGGATGAACGAGTACTTCGGCGAGGAGGGGGTTGAAAAACCGGATAGACAACCGGTTTAAAGTAGGCTACCATCGAAGATAGTATGTTGCCGGGAACCTGTGACGAGGCTTCCCGGCGATGCCCATGATCACGCTTTGGAGAACATCATGAACAGACCCATTATACCCGAAATCCCCCTGTCGCAACAAGCGACACCTCGTAATTTCCCGTAATAGGCCAAGGAACCGCTGAAAACTCATCGCGGTAGGGTTTTGCCGTCTTTTTTTTGGAGAAGCACATGATTAAGAAAGAAGTTATCGGAGACGCCACGCTGTATTTAGGCGACTGCTTAGAGGTCTTGAGAACCCTGAAAAAAGGTGATGCGGATTTGTTGGTGACTGACCCTCCGTATGGTGTTGATTTCAAATCAAATCGCAGCAATAACCATGAAAAATTAATGAATGACCATAAGGATTTTGATGTAACGCCTTACATCAAGGCATCGCTGAGTGTCTTGCGGCGTAGTCGCCACGTTTATATTTTTGGCCCCTTAGTGGTATCCGGGTTGCCTTTGTGTTCCGAGATTGAGTTGATTTGGGATAAGGGGGTATTTGGGATGGGGAACCTGGAAATCCCTTGGGGGCCGCAGCATGAAAAGATCACCTTTGCCGTCCATGAGATCAGTCAGGCTAATCGAGAAAAGGGATTCGGCGCACTCGCCGCCCGGATGCGCCGGGGCAGTATTCTAAAATCGCTACGTCCAAACAGCGGTCGCGCCAAAGTCCATCCTACCGAAAAGCCTGTGGATATTCTGGCGCAGATGATCGAGTCCAGTTCGGTTGCCGGGGAAACGGTGTTAGACCCATTTATGGGATCAGGCAGTACCTTGGTAGCTGCACTCATGGAGCGTCGGAAGGCGATCGGGATTGAGATTGACCCAAAGCACTTCGACACCGCTTGTCGTCGGGTGAGTGAAGTCTGGAAACAAACCGCCAGCTTTGATTTTTAGGAGGCGGTTATGAGTCTTCGCGCTATTCAATGGGCATGGAAGCAGCAAATCAAATCCGGCGAAAAATTAGTTCTTTTGGCGTTAGCTAATTACGCCAACACTGAAGATAAAGCATGGCCCGGCCAAAAGGCGATTGCCTATGACTGCGGCATGAATCGAGATACTGTTGTAACCCATCTGGCTGCGCTGGTTAGGTACGGCTTAATTACTTCCGAAGACCGGCGCACCGAAAGAGGTCATAAACAATCCGCCCGCCATCGGTTGCAATTAGAGGTTGTTATTGGACAACACAATGTCGGAAAAACCGACATAGGAAACCAGAAACCCTACAACGAAAAACCCGACATAGGACATCAAGAACCCTATGTCGAAAAAACCAATGTAGGGATTTCCGACATAGGTAAAGATGATGATAATAATCATGCAGATAACAGCAATGCCAATGTCGGAAAATCCTACATAGGAAAAACCGACGTAGGGATTTCCGACACAGGAGATGAAATAGAGTCAAATCAACAATCTATCCCAATGTCGGAAAACCCGACAAAGGAAAAGCCTATGTCGGAATTTTCGGAAGCCTATGTCGGAATTTTCGGCAAAAACGATGACGCACTCCTTTTATATAAAGATAGAACCGTAAATGGAACCGTAAAAGATAACCCCCCTACCCCCCAAGGGGGGGATGTGCGAAAAACGTCCAAGACGAAAAACGCCTATCCAGAAATCTTCGAGTCGCTTTGGAAACGATACCCGACAAGAGCAGGAGGCAACTCCAAGGAAAAAGCTTATCGCGCCTTCAATGCACGACTCAACGAAGGGTACACATCTGAAGAAATGAGCGATGGGCTTGATCGTTACGTGAGATACGCTGCTTCAAAGAATTGGATCAACACGGAATATGTGATGAAAGCACAGCGGTTTTTTGGAGCCGGCAAAGAATTCCAAGATGCTTGGATGATTCCAGTCAATAACCCCACCCCCCACACCGGAGGTCACAATGGAACCCGAAAACACACCGTCGCAGACGACAACGCCCTCGAAGCAGCCCTTATGCGCAACCTCGAACAGCAGCGGCTTAATGAAACCCAATCTTCCCGCTCATCTCAAGCCGAGCAATGGTAGCGGGCCACTCATGATCTCCGACTTGGCGCTCAAGGACGAAATCATCGCCATGATTTGGAAGTCGATGAAGATTACCTATGGGCAGAAGTGGACGGATAACTTTGGGCCGATTTGCTACGAGGACGGAAATATCACCGAGACCATGAGTTACTGGGCACAAGCCCTTTCCCGCATCCCGCTGGTTCGCCTGGAACGCGGCTTACTGAAATGCTTTCAGGAACGCAAATCACCTTTCCCACCCACCCTGCCTGAATTCTATGCGCTCTGCGCAAAGGAACCCTGGGAATGATCGTCGAATCCCCGAAAGAACTGGCCCAGTTGCTCGCACAAGACGCGCAAGGGGTTTGCGAGTACCTGTGGCCCAACGGAAAGCGCGAAGGCAAGGAATGGCGCGTAGGGGACGTTCATGGCGGCGCTGGACATTCGCTGGCCTGTGAACTCTCAGGTGCGAAAGCAGGGATGTTCTGCGACTGGGCGTTCAAGGATGAGCACCGAGGTGATCTACTGGATGCCTGGGCGCTGCGGTTCGGTTTGTCGATCAGCGAGGCGATGACCGAGGTCCGTAACTACCTCGGGGTCAGCCCGCCCCCGAAACTCAAGAAGCCGAAAACCTATGCAACGGCGAACCGTCCTCCGGCCAGCAAGGCACCTGCCCCGGAATCACCGGTCATGGCGTATCTGCATGGCCGAGGACTGACCGACGAGACGATCAAGGCGTTTCACATCCTGGAACAGCCCAACAGCTTTTATGATCTTCCTGATAACCCGGCGGACATCGTCTTTCCGTACCTGATCAAGAACCCGGACGGGAAGTTGACGCTGATCAACAACAAGTATCTGGCGCTACAGCGTGTGGAACAGAAGAACGGATCGCTCAAGAAGCGGATTCGCCTGGAAACGGATTGCAAGCGCATTCTGTTCGGCTGGCACCTCATCAAACCCGATGCCCGGAAGGTTTTATTAACGGAGGGCGAGGTTGATTGTGCGACCTGGCATCAATTCGGCGTTCCGGCATTGAGCGTACCGAACGGGGCTGGAGGGGAGGAATGGGTTGAGGATGAAAGCGACAACCTGAGTCGCTTCGATGAGATTTTCATCAACTTCGACATGGATGAACCCGGCGAGAACGGTGCGATCAGTCTGATTAAGCGTCTGGGTCGTCATCGTTGCCGCCTCGTCAAGCTCCCGCACAAGGACATCAACGAGTGTTTGATGCAGGGCATTACGACTGAGCAGGTGTTGAATTGCCTGCGTCAATCGGCTTACCTTAGCCCGGAAGAATTTATCACCTTCCGGGAAGGCGTTGAATTGCTCAAAGAGCGGATGCGGAAACAGGCGGAGCGCAATGGGGAACCTGAGGGATTGATGTTGCCCTGGTCGAAGGCGAGTGAGTTTTTCATGGTGCCGAATCACCTGACCGTTTGGACGGGTTTTGGGGGGCACGGGAAGACTAGCCTGCTTTCTCACATCCTGGCCTATGCCATCCATCAACCCGGCCAGGAGCGGGCCTGTATTGCCAGTCTGGAGATGAGCGCCGACGAAACCATTGATCGCCTGTGCAAGCAGTTGGCAGGCCGGTCAACACTCATCCCGGAAGAACTGGATCGGTTGTCCGATGCTATCGAGGATCGCTGCGTGATTTATCACCATGTCGGTTCATCGAATATTAAAACCGTGCTGGAGGTTTTCAAGTATGCGCGCCAGCGGCACGGAGTCACCCAGTTTGTAGTGGACAGTTTGATGATGCTCGGTATCAGTTACGACGACTACGACAAGCAGGTGGCGGCGGCACAGGCGTTGATTGGGTTTGCGCGTGAGCATCAGGTTCACGTTCACCTCGTCATTCACCCCAAGAAGCCGAGTGATGAGAACAAAGCGCCGACGATGTACGACGTGAAAGGTTCGGGCGGATTGGTCGATATGGCGCATAACGTGGTGGTGGTGTGGCGAAACAAGGAAAAGTTTGCGGCGCAGCAGGACGAGAAGATCAACGGCACTCCGATGGATACACGGCTGGCCTGCGCGCCCGACACCACCCTCTCGATTCAGAAGAACCGGTTCAACGGCTGGCTGGCGACGATCCCGCTCTGGTTCCATCGAGAGAGCCAGCAATTCCTGGAAGGGCCGACTGAATTACCGATCATCTACGTGCACCCAGAGGGTTTCTGATGAGCCTGCTAGACCAGGTAGAGGTTACACCTAAAGCGGATACCTCGCAGATCGAAAAAGCCATTGACCGCATCATTGACGCCGGATTTCAGGTCGTCATTCAGCCCGGAGATCGGTTGCTGGTGAGTCCTCGCGCCAAGTTGTCCGAGAAGCAGGTCGCATGGATCACCCAAAACAAAGCGGCGATCCTGGCGTACTTCCGCGAGAACGTAGCGACGATAGATCACGTCCAGGGCATCCAGGAGGCGTTTAACGCCACGATCGCTTCCATCTCGACCCTGAATGACCCTGAAAAAAAAGTCGCCCCAGAACCGGCCTGGGTGCGCTGTACCGATTGCTCGCACGGGATGTCGATGCCGGGGGATGAAGCAGGTTCGGTGAAGCTGTGCGAAAAAGGGCATGGCGGACGGTTCGGCTTTCAGAAGCATCTATGCACAGACTACGTGGCGGTTCTTTTGCACTGACCTACCATTTAGGATAGTGATCTGGTATAATGCCTGTCTATCGAAAACGCTGAAAATCGAAAATCAATTCTAAGGCCCCTGCGAGGCGATTCTAGGCGTTTTCCGATGAACAGGTCTCTTTTTATGTCCTCGGTAGCGATCGGCGCTTGTAGCGCCCAGGCAAGAGTCAGAATGGGGTTATGAAATGTTAAGCGAAGCGCAACCGCTGCATCGCAACGAAATTGACGGTCGTGTGATCGGCTATATCCGGGAGAACGAACCGGCCAATCCCTACGCCATGCGCCGGGAACTGCATCTAACGCCGATGCAGATGCGCCGGTCGATTCAGCGGCTTCGGCGGCGACATGGATTGATCTACCGGGACAGCGCCGGATGGCGAACCGTATCGCAGGATCAGGTTTTTCCGTACCCGAACGCCGAGGCCGACAAGGAAGCGATCTATGCCCTGTGTGACTCCGCCGAGGTCTTGTATGGGGTTTCCGTAAAAACCCTGGTTCAGCAGTCCGGCTTTATTCGCAGTTACGTCAAACACCTTCTTGAAGCGTTGCGTGAAGAGCGCCGACTTGCCAAATCCTCGTGCGGCTGGCGGGTGATTTTTGATCGTGAATTTACGACTCAGGAGGATTTAGAGTGGATGAGGCAATGGAAAAAACCGAACAATCCGAATCGGGATCGGATTTAAAACTCCCGTTTGCTGATGTGGTTTTGAATTACATAAAGCAGTGCGATCGACCGATGCTGCTGAGTGAATTGTTTAGTGAATTTAAAGAAAAGAAAATGAAAATCAAGAAGGCGCTACAGACGTTGCGCGGAGGCGGCGATATCTATTATCTCCAAAACCGAGGCTGGGTTTCTGTCGATTCTTTGCGGGAAACCCCTCCACCAAAAAAGGATGCATCGAATGCGCCGGAGCATCTGAGCGTGAGTCAGGAAGATTTGGATTGGATGCAGTACTGGAGCGCCGGTAACCGCATAAAGCGGCTACAGGATCGAGCGAGCGCGTGATCGAACTCACCTATGCCGATCCCGTCACCGGCGAATGCCTTTTTGAAGATGCCGAAGACGAGGATCACCTTGACAATCTCAAAGACGAGTTGCGCCACCAGGGCTACCTGCTGGTGCAGGAACGTACCCTGGATTTCCCAACCGGAGAAGTAATCGATGATTAACCTGCTTTCCTACGACATGATCGGCACCCTGGCCTGGGTCTCCCGGCAGCACCATCCGATTGAACACACGCAGCAACCGGAATCCATGCGCCGAATGGAAGAAGCGTTGCGCTATACGGTCAATCCGCACGAAATACCGGCCCTGCCATGCGCCCTCAAGCCGTAGATCAATCACCCCCGCCCTATCCGGCCTGGGTGTGTTATCAGTGCGGGGAGCGGTACGGGAGACGACGGTTCTTGAATCACCATGCCACCTGGCATATTGATCTATGCGGGGTCTGCCATCAAAAGAAACCCTGTACCGAACCGCGAGATTTCGGCCACTTAAATCCAGATTGGTTGACACACAGCGCGGCTTAGTGTACTTGCATTTACCATCCAGAATGGTATGATAGGGTTTTGAGGACAAGAAATGCCAAAAAAGATCAAAGATTTGTGCGTCAAGATGGGTTCCTATACGGATCGCAATGGGCAAACCAAAGCGGAATGGAGGAACGTCGGCTGCGTATTGCAGATGGACGATAACGGCAAAATGATCCTCTTGAATCGGGACTTTAGCCCAGCAGGCGTACCGATCCCGGCAGGCAAGGAAGGGTCAGGCACCGTTGCGGTCAGCATGTTTGACCCGAAACCGCGAGGTGAGCAGGGAGCCGCAAATGCCCCCAAAGCACCGCCTCCAGCGGATGACGGCGGGTTCGACAAAGAAATTCCTTTTTAGTTATTACATCAATGATGTTGCGCTATAATTATCCCACTCTCGCAAAATCGGGAGTCGGGATTAGCACCCCGAATCAACAGGCGCATAGCGTCCAATTTGCGAAACGGCGCATTTTTTATGTCCGTATCTCAATGGCGGGCTGTGTAGGGCCATCGAAAGGTGGGCCGGTTCCTGTTGCCGGTAGTGCTAACTCTTCACAGTCCGCCGCCTTCTGCTTAGCACCAGTAGTGGCGGTTCCGGTATTCAACAGGAACCTCGTTATGACTCGCACCTGCAAAAAATGCGGTTTATCCAAGCCCACGTCTGATTTCTACCCTCGACAATGTTACGAGTGCAAGGAATGCACAAAGAAGCGCGTCAAGGAAACCCGCGCCGCTAACGCCGATCACTACCACGAATTTGACCGGCAACGCGCCAATCTCCCACATCGCGTTGAAGCAAGAAAAGCCTATGCTGAAACCGAACGCGGACATATTGCGCTAAACCGCGCTAAACGCGCCTACCGATCCCGCAACCCATTAAAACGACGGGCGCATACCCTAACAGGTAACGCTATTCGCGATGGATTGATCACTAAAAAACCCTGCGAATCCTGCGGCGCATCCCCGGCGCAAGCTCATCATGACGACTATTCCCGCCCGCTAGACGTGCGCTGGCTATGTGTTCCCTGTCACGTTGCGCACCATAAAGCCGAGCGCCAAGCGATTCAAGCAACCCATTAGGTTATTTAATATGTTTAATAAGTCAAAAACATACGTCTTGGTTCTTCCTAGCTATAGATTACGGACATTCTTGTATGACTGAAAATCCATCAATCAACGCGAATACCGTTCATCGGACTGGAAAAATCATCAAACAAGTCGGCGGAAGTCATTACGAGATGCCCATCCAGCCCTGGGAGTTTATTGTCAAAAATGAACTGCCGTGGGCCGAGGGTGAGATCGTGAAGTACGTCACGCGCTGGAAAAACAAGAACGGGATCGAAGACCTGCAAAAAGCCCGCTCTATCATTGATTTCCTGATTGATGAGGTTACGCGCCAGGAGCCAGTCGATGATGCTTGACGATAAGCAGGTTCTACATACCGCGATTCGGCACGAGTTACGCGATATTCAATCCTGGGTTGACCAGCAAACGCCGGACACGCCAGGGCTGGATGCTGTCGCTCGGCTGCTGGTGATCGTTGAGCATCTTTTACGTGAACTGTACGAATATGAGTACACGATGGATGGGTGGAGTGAAAAATAAACTCTACGCGCTCGGGCGATTAAAAGCCGGGGAGATGAATAAAACCGAGGCTGCGTATGCGCTGGAGTTGGAGGCGCAAAAGCAGGCCGGGGACATTCTCTGGTATGTGTTTGAAGGTATTACTCTCAAGTTGGCCCCCGACGTGCGCTACACCCCCGACTTTTTTCTGATGCATCAGAACGGGGAATTGGAGTGCCGCGAAGTAAAGTCCCGCTGGATCGGGGATGCCAAACCCAAAATCCGTATTGCCGCCAATCAATTCCCGTTTCGATTTACCGCGATTTATGCGATCCCGAAGCGGGAGGGCGGCGGCTGGAGGAGTGAAGCGTTTTGATAACGAATTTGGTTTACAAAGACATGCTGTCCGCGTTGCTGATGGAAGGCGACGAGGTGCATTCCCGCAACCACGATACCCTGTCGATCATCAATTACCCGAAAATCGAATTTCACCGCACCCCGCTAGTGACGTTGCGCCGAACGGCCTGGAAAAAAGCGATTCGAGAAATGGAGTGGTTTCTTTCGGACAGCCCGGTTTGCCCCGAGGAATTACGGGATTGGTGGGACGGACAATTGGATCGGCATTACCGATACCTCGGCGGATATGGCGACCAGTTGCGCCGGTATGGGGCTAACGTGTACTGGGATCAGATTCATCATTTACTGGAGGGGATACGCACTCACCCCAACAGTCGTCGCTTGATCGCAACGACCTGGCATCCTTGGGAAATGGCGCATATTACTGAATTAAATGATAATCCGCATACACCAACGACCTGCCACGGAACGATTATTCAGTGCTTTGTTCGCCAGAGTCGCCTGTCGATGACGGTCTATCAGCGCAGTGCGGATGTGCTTTTGGGAACACCCCATAATTGGATTCAGTACTGGGCGTTGCTTTTGTGGCTGAGTTTCAACACCGGATACGAAGCGGGCGCATTGCATTGGATGTTCGGCGACCTGCATTTGTACACCCATCCCACACACCTGGCGGTCGCTAAAGCAATTCAGGGTTGCGAAATCCCCGATATTGATGCACCGAATCTGACTTATTACTCCGAAGAACCCGCCGTATTCCGGGCCAGTGATTTTTCAATGGACAGAGACATTCC